AATACTATCATCATTTCCAACGTTTGCGGCGATTTGAACGAGAAAGATGACATCATTCAGTGGCTACAGCGCAACAATCCCAAAACATTATTCAATGAATTAACGAAATTCTTACCCTGGGCGCTCGGTGAAAAGATAGAAGACCAAGACATATTTAATTTTTATGACTACACAGCAAGCGCATGGCTGCAAAAAACAATGGAGCCACGGGACTATCTTATGGGTACACTTCTTTGCACAACAAGCAGATGGATGGTGTATGCGCCCACAGGGCTAGGTAAGACGCTGTTTACCTTAAACATGATGGCGGCAATCTCTGCTGGTCAGCAATTTTTGAATTGGCAAGGTGGCCATGCCTGTCGCGTTATGTACATTGACGGCGAAATGCCAGCGGAGACATTTAAAGAACGCATCGTACAGGTTACTGGATTGTATGGAGCAGACATCGATCTTGTTGGCATTAACCGCGATGATCAATCCACCAATAACTTGGAAATGCCGCCACTCAACACGGAAGCTGGCGTGGAATGGCTGAAACATAAGATAAAATACGTGCGCCCAGCAGCAATCGCATTTGATTCCATCATGTGTTTATTGTCTGGAGATATGAAAGATGAAGAATCCTGGGAGCCAATCAAATCTTTAATGAAATGGCTGACAAACCAGCGCATAGCGCAGATCTGGGTACACCACACTGGACATGCGGAAGGTAAGAGCTATGGCTCAAACACCAGAGAGTGGGAGCTAGACACTGTATTGCGCCTGGACAGACCGCCAAATAAAGAAGAAGGTTTTGTGCTGAACTTTACAAAGAACAGGCTCAAGACCTTTGAAAACGCTGAAGAGTTTGATCGCGTACACTGCCAGCTTACAGATAGTGGATGGGTTGCAGAGCAATCTATCAAAGAAAAGGCAAAAAAGGGCGATGACCGCACCAATTACGCAGAATACATAGAGCAAGCATACAGCAATTTATCCCATAATGCGGTGGAAAACCACACCGGACACGATGGCAGCGCAGTGCGAGCTATAAAAATAGCAGAAGTACGGCGATGGATTGTAGATCATGGGTTAATTCCACCTAAAGATGATGGTGGAAAAGTGATGTCTGATGGTGATCGAAAAGTTTTCAGTCGTGCTGTTGCCGATTTGAATAAAATAGGTCGATTTGCTGGTAATTCAGACTCTTTATGGAGAATATAATGTCACTGTATATACATGAGACAGTGAACGAGACAGGTGCGAGACAGGTGCGAGACAAGTGTCTTGAAAGTACCAAAAGAGCGAGACAGGACAGCACACCTCTTAAAGTGTGCTGCTGTCTCACTCGTAATTTGGCGCATGGTGCGTGATATTGGGCTGTGAGGTAAAATGGTAAAAAAAATAAAAAAGAAGATTATTCACGCAGATTTAGGTCCACTAGAAAAACTGCAACATAACGAATATGTAGAGGTAAATACAAACTCTGGTGTTAAGGGATTAAAAAATATTACCCATGATCCACTGGAGACATACAAAAATCGTAAAACAATTTCATTTAGACAATTTGAAGCGGGTGATATTTTTGCGAAGCAGTATCGGAAAGCTTCGCTGGTTACGGCATATTCGCAAGTCCGTTATAATAATCTACCTGGCGGTGAACTTACAATTGCTGCGGCTGAAGCTATTCAAATGGCGAAGCAAAACATTCGCGATGCGTTGAAACATGTTGGTCAACCCTTAGATTCGATTATTATTCATGTTGTGGGTGATGGCCAATTAGCTGGCACTTGGTCTGGTGTGCATAGAAGTAAAAGATCTGGCCAGGACGGTGTTGCAGCTTTGCGGTTAGCATTAGATGGGTTGTGTAGTTTTTATAATGTGTGAATTTTCTGTTAATTTTCCAGTTGACGGCGAGATCACATCAATGGTATTGCTGAAATTAGCGTGAGAGAAATCACGTTGACCCCTTTCTTATACAAACTTGAGGCATCACCCGGTGTCTCTTTTTTTTGTGAGGTTTTATGGCTAGACCTTCAATGCGAACAGATGAAATGATTAATGAAATCCTTGAACGGTTTTCTGTGGGTGAAACAATTACATCAGTCTGCCTAGACGATCACATGCCTACCATTCGCGCCTTGCAGAAATGGCGCATTAAAGACAAAGACCTCGATGATAAATGNTTTGCTGCNGAGAANCGTGGNATTATGGTTCATGCTGCTGAAGCTGTNGATGCCCAGCGCAGTGTGATTAGTGATACTTTCATTGGTGATGCTAAGAGAGCGCAGGCAATTGTAACTGCTGCTAACAATATGGGCCACCAAGCTTTGGCCAAGCTTAGTAAGCTAGACAATAGATATAAGGATAAGCAAGAGATACATCACTCTGGCCCTATGATAATTGGCTGGGATGATGGTGTTCAGGCAAATGAAAACCCTTTGACTGATGATGAATTCACAAGCATTACTATTGATACAGGTGTCAATTGATGGTTGGCCTCAAGCTGTTTGTTCGCCTTCTCGCGCACAATAAGAACAGATAAAGAACAAATAAAGTAATAAACGCATATAAATCAGGCTGTAACCCTTGCTCACCATACGTTACAGAGCAATTATGCTTCGTAATTTTACATAATATATATTATGCGACAAACACGCTGTTAACCGCAGAACTCTGCCATTGTCTGGCACGTATATTATTTTTTTTCTATATTTTATTTTTTTTCTGCGCCAGGGCTAGGGGGGGGTACCCCGCCTTTTTCGCTTGATTTGACATATCGATGGTACCCTTTGCAAAATGCGACACCAGTTTTTTAAGAAAAAAAGGCGCATACTATGTACAAGCTCATAAAGCATAAATGCAATGGCTAGAAACTATCGCGGTGAATATGACAATTATCATGCAAGACCAGAGCAGAAGAAACGCCGTGCTGGTCGTAATGCGGCTCGATCTAAACTAATGCAATCAGGTAGAGTGCGTAAAGGCGATGGTAAAGATGTTGACCATAAAGACAGAAACCCTTCTAATAACGGCGGTGGCAATTTGCGTGTGCAGTCAAAACGTGCAAATAGATCACGTAATACTTTATTGGGGCGTACAAGACGCACTCTTTTAGGAGATTAAAATGGCATTATTGAAAAAGAAATCATTAAAAGCGGCAGCTAAAAGACGCAACACACTGCCACTCAAACGTGCAAAGAATGAGGATGGTACGTTTAGAGGTGATGATCCTTCAACACCTGATGTTAATGAAGCGTTTGTTGTCTCTGACCCTGTTGTTGTTGATGTAGATGCTGTCCGTGAGGCGCAAAGAACAAAGCCCCCAGGAACCCGCTCTGCCCAGCGCCGACTAGGCGGCAAGCTTGTTTGAGGCATTTTGTTAATGATGTTATTACGGTTGAGGAAGCGCAAAGTTTAGCGTCTGAGGTTAAATACCTTGATTTTAACGATACACGTTTGAAGGGTATTTTAGATATTGTTTCTGGTTTCTTTCCTGTTTCCTGTGAAGATCCTTCGTATGTGAGGGTGGAGCATAAGGCGATAGGGCATCCTTGGCATACAGACCAAGGAAACACAGGGCATATGGCGTGGTGTCGTTATTCCGCTGAAGTTTTGCTGACGGAGCCCTTGGTAGATTTTACGGGCGGCGGGTTTTATTTTCGGGATACTCCTGATGATCCAATGTTTCCGTATTTAAATTTAATTACTTGGGATGGTGCTAAAGAGAATGTGCATTGTGCTGCTACGCATAAAGGAAATCGGCGTGTTTTAATTATGTTTTTTGGGGGCGCTTGAGATGATTGAATGTCCGTGGTGTGGATCGAATACGAATCCAGAAAAAATTGCTAATGGTGATTTGATTTGTGGGCGCTGCCGTAGGGCAGTTGAAGATGGTCAACAAGATAATAAACGTATTAAGACTATGCAGACACAAGAATGTAAAGATAGAATACGTGCTAAGATGCATGCCAGGACACGCGGTTGGCCAGCACTAGAGGCAGATGCTAAGATTGATCCTGAATTAACGTGGGCAAGACTCTTGGACGGCAGAAGATACAATGTGCGTATAGATGGATAGCCCACAGAAAATAACGATACCCTATACGCCTCGGCCCTTGCAAAAGGTGTTTCACGAAAAAGCGCGGCGTTTTACTGTTGCATCGTGTCATAGACGTTTTGGTAAAACGGTTATGGCTATTAACTGGCTGTTGCGCGAGATACTAATTTGTCCTCACCCCAGGGCGCAAGGTGCGTATATTGCGCCTACATATGGCGCAGCCAAGCGTATTGCCTGGGTAATGTTGCGTGATTACGCTGGCGTGATTAAAGGTGTTAAGTTTAATGAGGCAGAGTTGCGCTGTGATTTGCCTGATGGACAGCGCATATGGCTTTTAGGAGCAGAAAATCCCGATTCGCTGCGAGGTTTGCGCCTTGATGCCGCTTGTTTAGATGAATATGCCGATATGAATGCACGTTTGTTTCCAGAAATTGTCAGACCTGCGCTGTCAGATTTTGGTACCGGCAAATGTTTATGGATTGGTACCCCGCGAGGTGCCAATCAGTTTAAGGAAATCTTTGACACAGCCACTAAGGAAATGAAGCGCGGTAATAAAGAATGGTTTGCAATGCGCTTTCCAGCTTCAGAGACAGGTGTTTTAGATCAGAAAGAGCTTGATGCCGCTCGTGCTACGATGGACGAATCACAATATTTGCAGGAGTTTGAGGTTTCTTGGTCTGCTGCACTGGTGGGATCATATTACGCACAACACTTAGATACTGCGGAACGCGAAGGCCGTATAGGCCGTGTGCCATGGGAACCGAATTTAGAAGTAAACACGGCTTGGGATTTGGGCGTTGCTGACAGTACGGCTATTTGGTATTATCAAATCTTGCCTCACGAGAACGCAATCCGCGTGATTGACTGCTACGCGGAGAGCGGCAAAGGTTTATTGCATTACGTTAAAATATTGCGAGAAAGACCGTACATTTACGGACAACATACTTTTCCGCACGATGTTATGGTTACAGAACTGGGATCTGGAAAAACGCGATACGAGACTTTACTGGATTTGGGAATACGCCCTAACGCATTGAAAAGAATAGCCGTTGCTGACGGTATTGAAGCCGTGAGAGCGTCACTTCCCAAATGTTATTTTGATGAAGAGAACTGTTTTGAGGGTCTGAAAAGTCTTCGACATTATCACCGACAATTCTCAGAGAAGACGAATGACTGGAAGGACAGACCGAATCATGATTGGTCTAGCCATTTTTCTGATTCTTTCCGTTATATGTGCCTTGGTATACGGGATGATAACAGTGATGCTTTGTCTATTGCTGCTCAGACGGGCAGGATGCCGGGTGGCGCTAGAATAATAACACCGCCAGAAACTAATTTTGGTTGATCTTGCCCCTGCACTTTATGGCGATGTTGTGTTTATTGCGCGAAGACTTCGTGCTTTAGATGCTGAAGAAATATTACCTTTAATCTGGAGCAATAAACCTGAAGACCTTGCAGCGATAACGTCACAGGCTGGTGGCATTGCAAAAGTTGCATTGTCCAATAACGTGCCTGTTGCTGCTTATGGAGCGCAATTACAAAAACCGCTGTTTTATTCTGTGTGGATGTTTGCTACAGATAGATGGCCAGAAGTAGCATTAACTGTTACAAGGGATATAAAAAAGCGTATTATACCAGAATTAATTGACACTGGGGCCGTTCGTGCTGATTGTTGGTCAATGGAAGGACACCATGTTGCACATAGGTGGCTGGAAAGTTTGGGTGCGGTGCGTGAAGCTTCTGTTGAAGATTATGGGCCTACAAGAAAAACGTTTCATTGTTATTCATGGACACGCTCACGATTAGAGCGTAATGGAGATTTTAAAAATGTGTATCGGACCTTTAGCGCCAAAAATGCCAAAGATGCCAGCGCCGCCTCCCATGCCAGAGCCGCCCCCGCCCCCACCAACAAGAGATGATCCAGCGGTGAATGCTGAAGCATCTGCAAGGCGAAAGCGTTTGTTGGCGCAAAAAGGTCGCAGTTCCACAATTCTTTCAGGATCGTTAGGCGATCAAACTGATGCCAATGTTGGCAAATCTTCATTATTAGGTGGTTAGTATGTGTTCATTTTCGCGCCCAAGTCCCCCACCGCCCCCACCACCCCCACCCCCAGCACCAGCACCTGTTGCTGTTACTCCTGAATCAAACGAAATTGTTTCTGGGAGCCAAAACAGAAAACGTGCATTAGCTGGAGCGGCTGGTAGAAGGGCTAATATTTTAACGTCTTCGAGCGGTGTGCTTGGTGACGCAAATGTCGGCAAGACGTTACTTGGTTCATAATATGTGTGTCCCTGGAATGTATGGTCAAAGACAATCTTCTGGACCTAAAACACCTATGTCCTCTTTAGGTTCGCGTTTAGACCAGGCGCAACGAAAGACAACTGCAACGGCTGGTGGCGGCACGTACCAAGGCACAATTCTGCAAGGCACTCCAAGAAATTCTGGTGTTGATGCTTTACGCAAGACAACTATGCTAGGTGTTTAAAATGAACAATAAAGATATATTTACGCGGTATGAATCTTTAAAAAGAAATCGCGGTGTGTGGGAATCGCACTGGGAAGAGATTGCAGAACGAGTGATGCCCCGTGCTGCGGAGTTTGTCGGTGAGCGACAGCCAGGGGAAAAAAGAACGGAAAAGCTTTACGATGCAACTGCTGCATTAGCGCTTGAGCGTTTTGCCGCTGCTGTTGAAAGTCTTTTAACACCACGCGGTGCGCGGTGGCATACGTTACGCACAACTAATCCTGATTTAAACCGCGATGATGACGTTAAGATGTATTTTAACCAAGTAGAAAATGCGATGTTTTCTTATCGCTATTCACCTAAAGCTAATTTTGCATCTCAAGTTCACGAAGGCTACATGTCGTTGGGTGCGTTTGGCACCGCTGGTTTATTTGTTGATGCCGCCCCAGTGCGCGGAGCAATGTACCGGGCGATACATCTTGCTGATTTATTTATCTGTGAAAACAAGCACGGCATGATTGATACGGTGTTTCGTAAATTTGAGGTTACAGCGCGAGTTGCTGAAAAAATGTTTCCAGACGGTGATCTATCTGATGATCTTAAAAAAGCAGCTAAAGAAAAACCTGATGAGAAAATTAAATTGTTGCATGTTGTTATGCCTCGCGAAGACCGCGACATGTCTCGCAAAGATAGAAAGAATGCTGCATTTTTTTCTGGCTATTTTGAATTTAAAACCAAACAACTAATTGAAGAAGGCGGTTTTTCGACTCAGCCTTATATTATTAGCCGTTATAATACAGGCACACGCGAGATCTTTGGCAGATCTCCTGCAATGACTATTCTGCCTGACATTAAAATGATTAATGAAATGTCTAAAACGGTTATTCGGGCAGCGCAGAAAGTTGTTGATCCACCACTTTTAATTGCTGATGAAGGTGTTATGTTCCCAATTAATACAAATGCGGGTGCTGCTACCTTTGCGCGAATGGATGGCAGAAACCAACCGCCTATCCAGCCATTGCAAACAGGCGCTCGTATCGATATTGGCATGGATATGATGGAGCAAAGACGCAAGGTTATTAACGATGCGTTTTTGGTTACGTTGTTTCAAATTCTTGTTGAGACACCACAAATGACCGCCACGGAAGTTTTACAACGGGCGCAAGAAAAAGGTGCTTTGTTAGCTCCTACTATCGGCAGGCAGCAAACCGAAATGCTAGGCCCATTGATTGAACGTGAGTTTGATATTTTAGATAGCCAGGGGTTATTGCCTCCTGTGCCAGATGCGTTAATGGAAGCGGGTGGAGAATACGAAATCGAATACGTTTCTCCACTTTCTCGTGCTATGAAAGCCGAGGAAGGCGTTGGCATTCTAAGAACATTAGAAATGGTGCAGCCTATTGCTGCAGTTGATCCAGGCGTTATGGACAACTTTGACACTGATGAAATTACCAGAACGTTGGCTGATACAAATGGTGCGCCTCAACGAATTATGCGTTCTGAAGAAGAAATAGCTGGGATGCGTGATCAACGTAACCAAGCGCAGCAAATGCAAACTATGGTCGATAACGCTGGGCCTGCGGCAGATGTTGCAGCAACTGTTGCTGGTATTGCACAAGAAGGTCAGTTAGGACCATCTCAGTAAACTAAAGGAAACTAATGAAACAAGAGCAACACAAAGTTCAAGCGGAAATTATGCAAGCGTATCGAGAAATATTTTTACATACGCCGCAAGGTCAAATAATTTTTAAAGATATGTTAAAAGCAAGTAACTTGTATGCTATGACAGGCGTACGATCAGATTCTGAGGTTCAGCATCTAGAAGGTGGCCGCGATATGGTTCGCCGCATTATTACGATTTTAGCATTAGATGATGAGCAAATTACTTTAATCGCAACTGGACAAGAAGGAATTGTACAAAATGAGTGAAGAAGCAGAAGGGTCTGTATTAACAGGCACCCCTGAAGCTAATACGGATTCAGGAGTTAATTGGACGGATGGTTTTGACGATGCTGTAAAAGAGCATATGACCGTAAAGGGATATGGTAGCTCTAGTGATTTAGCATCTGCTTATATGAATTTAGAAAAAGCTGTTGGAGCAGATAAAATAGTTCTTCCATCAGCGGATAGTGATCTTTCAGAATGGGACGGCTGGGAAAAATTGGGAACTCCCAAGGAAGCTGCTGACTACGCTTTAGAGGCTCCTGAAAATTTTGAGCAATACGATCAAGGATTATCAGATTGGTTTCGAGAAGCTGCACACGGTGCTAAATTGCCTGGAGCAATGGCGCAAAAACTGCATGATTCATTTGTTGAGCGCATGATGTCTACACACACAGACATGATGGATCAAACGCAACAACAAAACGAAACATGGGAATCGGAGTTGAAAAAAGAATTTGGCACAGCTTTTGACGAACGAGTGTCTTCGGCGCGAACTGCCATACGTGAATTTGGAACGCCAGAACTACAGCAAGCAATTGATGCCGCTGGTTTAGGGTCACACCCAGAACTGGTCAAAGCATTTTCAAAGATTGGAATGCAGTTAGGCACTGGTCCTCAATTTAAAGACAGCGAAAGTTCAGGTCAATTTGGAACAACTCCTGAAATGGCTTTGGAGCAAATTGCTGCTATTAGGAATAACCCTGGATTGTACGATGCATCTCATCCAGAAAATAAAGTGTTAAATGAGAAGTTGACAAGGCTAACAGAATTAGCGCACGGTACAGAGATAATTAATAATTAACCCGGATACGCCATAACTGGCCCCGGTTGACTTTAAGGAAAGACTTAGCGTTCACGGAGCGTAATCCTAGGCAGGGTCCGATTTCGGGTACCCCTTCCACAATCACCTTTAACTTTTAACCAACGTGGAGAAAGAACATGTCTGTTCAAATCACTACCGCGTTTGTCGAGCAGTACAGAGGTAATGTCGAACATCTTGTTCAACAGGAAGCGTCCCGTCTACGATCCGCTGTTTCAGCAGAAACAGTTGTAGGTAAAAACGCTTTTTTTGAGCAAATCGGCAAAACTGAAGCTCGCATTCGCACATCGAGGCATTCCGATACGCCTCGCATGGATACCCCACATTCAAGACGCAGAGTCTCTCTTGTGGATTACGATTGGGCCGATCTTATTGACGATGAAGACCGGGTCAGAATGCTTATCGATCCCGCTGGACCTTATGCCAGAGCCGCAAGCTCTGCTATGGGAAGAGCGATGGATACAGCAATTATTGACGCTGCTGACGGTACTGCCTTTACGGGTGTTGCTGGCGGCACATCAACCGCTTACACTGCGGCCAACACAGTAGATGTGCAGGTGGGCATTTCACCTGCTGCGGATACTGGTTTAAATGTTGGAAAATTGCGAGCCGCTAAAAATGTTTTGGATGCTAATGAGGCAGCAGATGATGATCGTTTTTGCGTCATTAATGCCAAACAGCTACAAAACCTTTTGGGTGAAACCGAAGTTACATCAAGCGACTTTTCGACTGTCAAAGCTCTTGCTCATGGCGAGGTCGAAAGTTTCTTGGGTTTCACGTTTATTAGAACTGAGTTACTTGAAGTTGACTCTAACTCTGATCACAAAGTTTTATTCTTCCATAGAGATGGAATAAAATTAGCTTTAGGTTCAGAGCCTACTGTCAAGATTTCAGAACGTGCTGATAAAAATCACGCGACTCAGGTCTTCGTTTCAATGTCCATCGGTGCAACCCGCATGCAAGAAGAGCTTGTTGGTTATATCGAGTGTGACCCAACATAAAGGAGGGCTGAACAATGGCTGTAACTTCACAAAAATCTGTTGAATACACTAATGCGACTGCTACTCCTGTTGTAAACAACAATACAACGGAAGATCATGGTCGTGTAAGAATCTTGTTTTTTACACATGACCAAGACGGAACTGGTGACACTGGTTCTAGCGTTGCTCTGGGTGCATTGCCACCTGGAAGAGTTCGTCTGTTAGCTTCACTTTCTAGAGCTTATGTAAACTGGACCACTAGTTCAGCTACATTAGATCTAGGCTGGGATGCTTATACAGCGATGGACGGATCAACAACTGCCGCTGACCCAGACGGTCTTATCAACGGCCTTTCCGTTGATACCGTGGGTTTTCAAACGTTGGAAGGTGCCATTGCGGCTAACCTTCTTACGGGTGGAACTTACCTCTTTGAAAGTAAGGGTGGTGTTGTTATTCGCGCAACTGCGACAGACAATGCTCAAGTATCTGGCGATGATTTAGTTGGATATTTGGCTTACGTGCTAGACTGATTGAATGGGGGGCGGTTAATCCGCTCCCCTTTCTTTCTTTAAAAAAGGAAAGCATGAACCATGGCAACAACGTTTGTTGAGATTGCAAATAGAGCAATTACGTTTTTAGGCGGTACTACAATTACTGCGCTAACTGATGATACAAAAGAAGGCCGCGCCTGTTTGCGTTTATTTGAACAAAGCCGGGATCAATTGCTTCGTGATCATCCTTGGAACTTTTCATTGAAGAGAGTGTCTATTGCAGCTAACACAACCGCACCAATTTATGAATATACTAATGCCTTTGATTGGCCAGCCGATTGTTTGCGAATTATTGAGGTAGACACTACTGAGGAATGGGCTGTAGAGGGCCGTCAAATTGTTAGTGATGCAGCAGCACCTCTCCAAATTGTTTATGTACATCAAGTAACGGATGCTAATTTATTTGATGCTAAATTTATTGAAGCATACAGTTTAAGATTAGCTGCTGACATAGCTTACGACATTACCGCCAGTCAAACAGTAGCTGCTACTGCTGAACAAAAATATGCAGCAATGATGCAAGAAGCTCGATTGATTGATGCTCAAGAAAGCTTGTCAGCGAGTGAAACAACGTGGTTAGATTCGAGAGTATAATATGTCTCGCGTTTCAGTAATTAACACAAATTTTACAGCAGGCGAATTGTCTGAAGATCTGTTTGGTCGCGTAGACATTACAAAATACCAGAATGGCGCTGCTACGGTAGAAAATTTTATTGTCCAGCCACATGGGGGCGTTACAAGAAGACCAGGAACTCGTTTTGTTAAAGAAGTAAAAACAAGCTCTGCGTTAACGCGACTGTTTCCATTTGAATTCTCTACCACGCAAGCTTACATTATTGAATTTGGCAATTTGTACATTCGTTTTTACAAAGACGAAGGTGCAATTCTTGAAGCCAACAAGACAATTAGTGGAGCTACAGCAGCAAATCCGTGCGTTGTTACCGCTAGTAGTCATGGTTTTTCAAATGGAGATGAAGTTTATATTTCTAGCGTAGTAGGAATGACGGAGTTAAACGGCAAGTATTACAAAATAAAAAATAAAACTACTAACACTTTTGAACTTACAGATATAGATGATACAAACATAAATTCTACCAGTTTCACTGCGTACAGTTCCGCTGGAACTGCGGCTCGTGTTTACACCGTTACAACAACATATACCACTGCTGATATACCCACCTTGCAGTTTGCTCAAAGCGCAGACGTTTTATACGTTGCACATCCAAGTTATACACCTAGAAAAATTACCAGAACAGCCCACACATCATGGACTATTTCAGATATTACCTACACTGACGGTCCTTATCAGGACGAAAATATAACAACCACAACTTTGACACCTTCGCATACGTCAGGGAGCTCTCGAACAATAACAGCTTCTGCGGTTGGAGGTATTAATGGCGGCGATGGTTTTCAAGCCACGGATGTCGGCAGGCTAATCAGTATTGGTCATCAGGCAGCAGCGTGGGCAGCAAGCACAGCCTATGCGGTTGGGGATGTGAAAAGAAATTCAGGCAATGTCTATGAATGTTTAAAAGCCGGTGACAGTGCGGGATCGGGTGGGCCAAGTGGGGAAGGCGATGAAATCGTTGACAACGAATGCACTTGGAAATTTTTAAGAGATGGTGGAATACAGTGGGGATACGCAACAGTTACCGCCAGAACAAATACAACGGTAGTAACTGTAACCGTTAATGCAACTTTTGGTGGAACAACAGCAGAAACTAAATGGCGGTTGGGTGCGTATTCAGACACCACAGGTTTTCCCGCTGCGGTCGCTTTTTTTGAGCAACGTTTATTCTGGGCAGGATCAACCGAACAACCACAAACATTGTGGGGTTCAAAAAGTGGTGATTACGAAAATCATACGCCTGGGACGCTAGACAACGATGCTTTAATTTACACTCTTGCGACTGATCAGGTAAATGTCATTCGTTGGCTGTCTCCAGGCAAAGTCATGGCAATCGGAACCGTTGGCGGCGAATTCACTATTGCTGGATCAACGACAGCAGACCCTTTAACCCCAACTAATGTACGTGTGGTACGAGAAGGCACACGCGGCTCACACGCACACACGCCTATCCGTGTAGATAACGTAGTGTTGTTTATACAAAGACAACAACGTAAGTTAAGAGAATTTGCATACACATTTGAATCTGATGCGTTTCAGTCACCTGATTTAACAATTTTATCCAATCAAGTAAGCAAAGGCGGCATGACAGAAATATCGTTTCAACAAGAACCTTCCACAGTGGTTTGGGGCGTGAAGGCAGACGGTCAATTAATTGGCATGACGTATCTTCGAGATCAGAAAGTTGTTGCGTGGCATAGGCATAAATTAGGCGGTTCGTTTTCTCCCAGCACAAGTCATGGCATTATTGAAAGTTTAGCTGTTATTCCTGGTTCTGGTGAAGATCAAGTTTTTATGATTGTGAAAAGAACTGTTAATGGATCGACTCGCCGGTATATTGAATTTATTGAAAATCAATTTGATACTGAAGAAAACCAAACAAAAGACGATGCCTTTTTTGTAGACAGCGGTTTAACGTTGAATAATCCAATTACTATAACTGCGGCGACTAAAGCAAATCCCGTGGTTGTCACAGCAGCGGGACACGGCTTTAGCGATGGTGATCTAGTGGATATTGAAGATGTCTTAGGCATGACAGAATTAAACGACACTCGTTATAAAGTTATTGAAAAAACAACGAATACGTTTGAGCTAATGAATACAGCAGGCAAGCCTGTGTCTGGTGCTACTCAAGCTAGTCCTGGATCAATTACCTGTGTAGGACACGGTTTTGTAAACAACGATCAAGTT